TCTACTAGGAATACGCTAGGCAACTTACCATCTAACCGCCCTGTTGAGTAATTAAGAGGTATGTATCTATTCTCTGTTATGTTGCAATGGATATAATCACGCAACATTTTGAACTTTTCCTTGCCGTTCATCTTTCCAAGCATAGCAGGACTACTACGCAATATTTCTTCAATAGCAGTTTTGATTTCACGTGATAATGAACCGTCTGGTGCTACAGAATAGAATTTAGAAAACTTAGGTTCCATGAAAAATAGCAAAATAAAAAGAATAGCAATTATAAATGTCTTGCCATTCTTTCTGCATATCTCAAGTATTGCGTTTTCATATCGTCTTTTCTCTTTATTATTGCGTTCAACTGTACATAATATTGCAATAATGAAGAACCATTGGAACCCAGCCATGGCATCATATACTGTGATATTCGCCTTTAATCCTTTAGGCATTATCAATAATTTCAGCAATTCTCCAATAGTACGCACCTTATTATCATCAATAATATACTGTCTATCCTTATTATTTGCGATATTTAAGAACTCTTTCACCTGTAATTTTACATACTTTGGTGCATTTGCAGTGCCTTTTGCAACATCCATTGCGTACTTATATGCAGGATGCTTTTTATCCACTCAATACACCCCCTTGCAGTACATTGAGCAATGGATCTTGTTCTTCTTCTTTTTGATTAGCTACGAGTACTCCAAGCTTTGCCCTAGATTGTGGAGATAGACACAATTCATCACATAATTTTAAATAGGTCCTCACCAGCTTTTCTTGCGTTGCTACAAATTCTCTATCAATTGCAAGCGTTGGCCTTTTGGCCACACGCTTATTTGCAGTATGTAACATATCAATAGCTACGCTTGCTTGAATTATTGTTTGTGTGTCCAATCTACTTAACACTTTAGCGTTTCTTAATGCCTCAACAATAAAATGAAATGCTTCTAACTGTGTCTTAGTTAGATAGCTTGGCGGTTCAATTTCCGCATCATCAATGAACGCATTTTCTACAGCAATACGTTTTTCTTTTTCAGTTTTTGTTAAGTGCTTCTTAGTAACCCTTGCAGATACAGCTTTTCTCATGTGTCCACCTCCTTTCCTGTGTTTTTCCGCTGCCTTGTATAGTTCCTATATAAATAAATATATATTCACGTGCGCACGCATGTCCCATTAGGGAAAATTGTGTAAATTGTGGTGAGCAGTACGGTCTTGGACTTTTTCGCTAAAAAATTATTTTATGGTAGGGGGGGTACTAATTATTTTTTTTAAGTACTCCCTCTTATATTCTCCATGGTCTGCTTTGTAGTGATGCATCTTGCATAATGTAATCAAGTTCTTTTCATCAGTACGCTTCTTCCATGCTTCGTGTAATGGTTCAATGTGATGTACATCTAAGCGTTGCCCTACACTAATATAATTATCTTCGTGCAAGCATAGTCTACATAGATGTTTATCACGATCTAATATATCTCTTCTACAGTCTTGCCATTCAACACTGCTTCTGAACTTCCGTTCTTTCCTTCTGCTATCAGATGCATTTGCATGCTCCTGCTTGTAGTTGCGCTTTGGCTTATGTGGACATTCTCCTTCATGTATTCCTCCACAATAGCTACATGCTTTTAGCATTGCATCACCTCTACTTTAATACCGTATTGCTATTACGCTTTAACTTCCCATGTGTCCTTCTACATAATCCGCAATTTGTTTTTCTTGCATCATTCTGTGTTATGTAGCTTTGACATATTCCCTCATATTCAATTGTGTCTGCTGTACAGATGCCATATTTATTATTTAGGCATCTATCTCTATCGCAACATATTCTAGTCATACGTCATATCCCATTGATCTACGATTAATTGCATATGCTTCATCATATGTTATACCTTCACGCTCTGCTACTTTGTTTAAGCAATCGTCTTTGGTTGGATATTTCCCACTGTGTGTATTGATATGGCATTGCGTGCATAGTTGTATTAAGTTCTCCTTAATATCTCCACCACCACTACCACGTGTATTAATATGATGTGGTTCTATATTTGTACGTTGACCGCATATTTCACAATATTGCTTCCGTACTTCTTGAATTGTTTTCTTTGATGTAATTCTTTTATGTTTCATCAAATACTCCTTATAAACTAAAAAGGACCGCATCATACTGTGTTGTGCGACCTAAGTATGATGTAGTCCTTTTTAGCGTGTAGTTTTTCTAGGAGGCTTGTTGAAAGTGTTCTCTTCATCCATGCCCACATATAGTATCCCATAAATTGATAGTCAAATACTATCAACCTGTTTGTAAATTTCTTCAAAATTTCTTATGGCACGTTTGTGTAAATTATGAATATTTTGAATTGAACACCCAATTAATCCTGCTACCTTTTCCCATGTGCAGCCATTAATGTATCTATCAATCAATACTGCCTTTTGCTTTGCACTAGGTATTCCCTCAATTATAAATCTTGCTCTTTCCCTTTCCCTTAGAAATACACTCCAATCTCTCATTAGTTCATCTGCTATTGCATCTATATTAGCTATCTTATCAGCAATAGTGATTGGTTGCCCTCCGCTTACAATATCCTTACTGTAATCGATCGCTTGTAAACACAGTATATCTTGCCGTAATCTAAATACTTCACGTTCCTTACGCTTGATATTTAAATCAGTATCACGTATCTGATTTAAATATTCCCTTCCTGTCATTATCTTCTATCTCCCTGTTAATGATACTAAGTTCGTTTCTATTGTTACTATGTTCCTCCGTTCCTCTACTATTAACTGCTTTCTCCATTCCTCCCATGTATATATTGGCATTCCTTTAGCAAGTGCAAAAGACCATTCGCCAATGCAACCTTTAGATGTTTGCCAGTCACCACATAGGACTAACACATCACACCTATTTAGCATTTCTAAGCATATCTTTAATCCTTTTGCATATTCGTCCGCAAAGTACACTGTGCTAAAGTTATGAAGTGGTGATAGATATGTGTTGTTTCTATCATCTATTACTATATTCTTCATAATCTTATCTACTGCTTTTTTATTTGAGTCATCTCCACCAAATGGATGTGCTAAGTAAATTAATTTTCCTTTATTCATTATCTTCTCCTTCTTGTACTAGATCATTGATGTGAAATGTTTCCCCCTCAACCGCATCATCTTCTAATTCCTCTTCCCATAGTTTCCCTTGCGCTCTTGTTCCTCGTACAAACATTTCTATCTCTTCTGTTAATGGAATTAGTTTTTCTTGAGTCTTTTCATCTATTGGCAACCATGATGTGCTGATTGTACATTCATCCCCTTTTTTATTTGTAATTTCTAACACATATCTTGCTGCAACAATTACCTTTGGTAGTTCTTTATGCCATCTAAAATTAATTGATTTAATCTTTAGCCATTCTTCTTTAATAAATTTAAAAGCCTTAAATGTATCAATTACTACAATCCTTGCCTTTACATATGCATCTAATATCTCTGGCCTAAATTCATCTTTTGTAATTAGTTGATATGTTTCAGTAACCCCAGTGCTATTTGCTTTTTCATATTTAATTTTCTTTTTTTCTCCAAACGTAACACTTAATATTTCCATTTTTATTTTCCCCTTTCTAATGCACAGCCATTATTGAATACTCTATTCCAGGTTACTTGATTTACTACACCCATTTCTCTACATCTATTACTGATACAATTAACTAGCTTCAATTGCTCTTCAAATGTAAATAGATTTGGGCGCTCCTCCTTATACCGATATGTATTTAATGCAATGCCTATATAACTTGCACATGTACTTTGACTTAACTGACAATATCTACGCCATTCTTTAATATTTTGACTTGCTTCATCAATTGATACTTTCCATCTGTAAAATGACATCGCATATTCCTTTTATTTGCAAAATTCCATTAAACTTGTTTGTGTTTTTACATCGCTTAACATTTCTGATTTCGCTTTACTATAGAAGTCTTTTGATATTTCAAACCCATATGCACTACGTCCTAACTCCATAGCTGCTCTTAATGTTGCTCCACTACCTGCCACAGGATCTATTACTATATCACCTTCATCAGTAAAGATTTCTATCAATCTCTTTAATACTGATACAGGTTTTTGTGTTGGATGAATTTTAGGAATGATATTTTTGTTATCCCTACGCCATTCAAACCAGTTAAATATCATCTTGTGATTATTATTGAACTTTGGTAATTTATCTCGGTATAAAATTAGGGCGTATTCTGTAGCGCCCACTACACGCATATTTGCTTTTAATGCTTGTGCTGAATAATTTTTGATAAAAGAGATTGGTATATAATTCTTAAACCCATGCTTCTTGGCATATTCAATTACCATCGCTTGTTGTTCATAGCTACAGAACACAATCATACATGGAGCCTTGCCCCTCTCTTTTGGTTCTTTCTTTAATAGGCGATTACAGAAATGAAAGTATTCTGCAATATTGAAATTATGATCTGTATTAAAGAATGCCTTTCCTGCTTTCTTACTTTCGCCGTTTTTATTATCGCCACCTATATACCACATAGGATTACTTGCATATGCTGCCCCCCCTAAATTATAGGGGATATCAGCTATTACCAGTTGTGCCTTAGGTATGCCATATCTTTTGTAGTTCTGAAAATTATCATTAAATAACTCTACTTTCATTGAGCTCCCTTTCACATTTTTTTATCATGTCAAAGATTAATTCATTTGGTATATTTGACCTCTCATTATAGCGGCCATTCCCATTGGATTTAATATCTTTAAATGCTAATTCTGTTGCAGTTTTATTATTCCGTAAGCCAAGATTTATATTACTTGCAAAAATTGTTGGCTTTTGAATGATATAACCATAATCACTGTAATAAGTTCTATTTTTATGTGGTAATTTAAATCCTATTACATCCTCTAAATATTCCCATATTCTAGATTGCATAGGGTTCTCTATGATAAATATCTTTGGTTTATATCTCTCTATGATCTGCACCATATTATATGTACACATTTCACCATTTATTCTGGTAAGAAATGATTTTCCATATTTATATTGATACCTTTCATAATCCCTATGCTCTCTTATAGTAAATTTACTTGATGCTTGGATGTCTCCAAATAATGATGTTGCTATATTAAATTCTTTCTTCCAGCATGCATTTCCATTTTTCATGGCACTTGCAATACTCCAACTCTCACATGGTGGAGAGGCTAGAATAACATCTGGCCTATCCAACATGTCTAACTTTTCAAACAAAGCTTTATCATCAAACAAGGTATTGATAGCTAAATCTTGATTTATAAAATCACTATTTTTATTTTCTCTATCTATGCCTATGCTTGTAATATAGTGTTGCCCCCCCCATTGAGAATTATATTCATATACAGCTTTCTTATAGCAACTATTGCCACTATCGAATAGCCCCCATATATTCATATTCTATTTAATGCCTTCCATTCATCTAGTTTGAATATAGCCTTACCATGCTTTTGAGCATATTCAAATTCACCTTTACAACCACGGCTAGATTCCCATTCTGGGCACAACACTAAAATGTCACACTGTCCAAGTAGACTTAAACAAATATCTAATCCCCTTTGGTAATCATCACCAGTCAGATATACATATCCAAAGTTATGAATTGGAGAAACATAGTCATGACTGGTATCATTTAAAACTAAATCCCCCATGATTACATCTATCTTTTCTCTATTGCTTTTCTTCCCACCATAAGGATGGGCTACATAGATAAGTTTCTTACTCATTAATTTAATCCCCTCGCTACTCTATTACTTTCTAAATGTCCGCATCAGCGTGATTAGCATTATTTTCTCTTTGCCTTTTCTTTTCTAGCATCTATATACCCGTTACAATTTATGCACTTCTTAGCCATGATATAAGGTACTTTTACTCTAATTCCTCTTTTATCCGGCACCGGCAGCATTAATTTATTTGGGCATTTACAAGTAGTTCTTACAAACAATCCTTGATTACCTGTAAACTTTACTGCATGCTTACATGTTTTAGCTTTTAAAAACATATCCTTTGGTCTTGCCATTACCGCATCAACCTTTCCGCCCTTTCTAGGGCTTTATTTCGTTTCTTTTCTATTGGCAATGTCTCTGCATTGCCCTTATCAAAAGGGTATTTGCTCATCATCATTGAAGTTATCAAAGTTTGATGGTTCATTATGTCCACCATTTAATTTGTTTCCTACAAAACTTGCGACCACTTCTGTTATATATCTCTTTTCACCATTTTGAGTTTCATATGATCGTGTTTGAATTCTGCCTTGTACCAAACATTTATTTCCTTTTCGCAAAGTCCCTATTTCTTCTGCTAAGGTTCCCCATGCTACACAGTTTACAAATGCCGTCTGTTCCTTTGCTTCCTTTGTATTAGCATCAATATAGGTATTACTTGCAGCTACTGTAAATGTTGCTACCGCTCTACCAGTCTTTGTATATCTTACTTCTGGGTCTCTCGCTAAATTGCCCATTAAATTAACCGTGTTCATTTTTTCTCCTTTATGCTATTTGTATAGATGCCATCTACTTCTTCTAATTCAGTAACTGATATTTCCCCATTTAGCCATGCAGCACATATAGCTACATCCATAAATGAATTTGTATATATTCCATCATCTGTGGTATGTATCCCTACAGATATTCCAGCTTCTGTAAAATATATGTATTTCCCTGTATCATTCCATGCATTCATTGCATATGCATTTATGATTGCTTCTCCTGTTGTTCTAGGAATAAATACTATTCCTCTATATTTGTTTTCCATTAATTATCCGCCCTTTTATTCCATGCCTTTTCACAATCTAAGTACATTGGCCACTCTTCAAAATGAGTGACCGCTCCACATTTATCACATGCCACCATATGATGTTTTAGCCCTACTTTTATCCCTGTCATAATCCTCATATGTTTATTCCCGCAAAACGGACAGGGCCTTAGTCGATTTTCTCTGTTCATATTCTCCCCTCCAATCAGGTAATCGAATTAGCCTATATGTTCTAAATGGAAATCCATAATTATTTACCCCTTCATAAACACTATCTTTATCTAAGTAATATCCATTAGGTACTTTAATATCCTTACGCCACTCTGTAGCCTTTAGTATCTTTTTCTTTACTTCTGGCTTTTCAAGATTAGTACTAGATACCCATTTCTTTCTTATCTGCGCATCCTTATGATCAATGTCAGATTTTCTCTCTTTCATGAAGTACTTAGCTAGCCCTATAGCATCTTCGACTTCACCTCTGTAGTACTCAATTTTTGTATAGCCATGTGGCCATAGCTTTTTTAATAATTGAGTAGTTAATTCAATACCTCTTGAAAGTAATGCATGGAAATGTATCCGCCCCTGCTTTTCCATCACATAGATGTATTTACAGATTGTCTTCTTTTTATTAAATAAGTCTCTTACCTTTCTAAAGAATTTTCGTATCATCTCTTTTGCATCTAATTCATCTTCCTCATTCTTAAATGTAAGAGTCAGATAATAATCATCAGCCTTAAAATTCATATCTATTAGCAGCCTTAATTGTTTTTCGGCCACTCTTAAATTATTTTTCCTTATAGTCTCCGGTGTTACTTGCTTTCTTTCACTCCTTATTTTTCTTCCTGGTTTTCCATAGTATGAATTTCCTGTAATATGATCTGATACTTCAATCATATTTACAGATTTTATTGTCGTCCTTTTTCTCATTTAGTTATCACCTTATGTTGAGTTGTTAATGTATCTATCTAGTCTCACAAAATAGCTATAAAACCGCTATTTTACTAGACTTTTCCCACTATATGTGATATACTAAACGTGTAAGGATAGTTATCACATAACTTTAATGGCCGTGTTTCCCGACACGGTCATTTTTCTTTGTCAAAATTACAATGCCAATCACCTTGAGACTTTGTTAGGTATTGGCAATTACTGCAGCAATCCATGCATATCAACTGTTTATGTCTATGACATACTACAGCATGCTTGATTGCTTTTTTACATTCCGGGCATGTATTATTTAGTGCTTTCTCATACCATTTAGTACTCATATCCATGCCTTTCCTTTAATATCCCTTGTAGGGCTTTTCTGTATTCCTTTGGATGTGCCCCGGAATGAATTTTGACTCTATGGCAATGCCAGCATAAGCAACATAGATTTTCTATATTATTTTTCCCTCCTGCTGACCTATATTTGATATGATGGATCTCTTCATAAGGCGCTCCGCATAAAATACATTTTCTATGGTCTCGCTCTATCACCTTAGGACGGATTTTCTCCAACTCCATATCATTCTTTTTTTTATTTCTACTTTTCTTGCTTAATGGTTTCTTTGAAACCATTCTTTTTTTTGCTCTTAACGGTGTCCTTTTAAGCATTTTTATCCCAGTCCCTAGCTATTTGGGCCTCAACTAATCTACAATCCAATTTATAAATATTGATTGCTTCCGTAGCACTGGCATAGAGCGTTTTAGCTACATCCCGTTCATATCGTAATTGACTAATAACTTCATCACCATTTACTAGCTCCATAATTAGAGATACCTTTTCTCCATTATGTTTTGCCTGTAATATAGCTTTACGTTTTTCAACTCTATATTTCCGCTCGGCTTCTGCTAGCTCTATGCCTCGCTCTTTGGCAATCGTAAGGGCCTTATTTAAATCATCCCTTCGTTTATTTAGATATAGTAGTAACTCCCAACTGTCTAATTGCTGCATGCTGCTTCCTTTTTATTTCCTTAATTTTCTTGTTATATAGCCATAATCGTTTGGCTTTTTGTAATAAATAAATCCCAACAGAATATGCTGCTATATTAACTACATTAAAAAGAACATCGCCCCATGACTGTGCAAATTCAATACCCCCATATAATCCAAATACAATGACTCCAAATAACCACTGTATTGCTGTAATAACCTTATCCATATCTATCACTCCTATGCCTTTAACCATTTCATATGTTGTGAACGCATCCATGCTTCAAATCTATCTACATGCACCAAGGTCTGCTGAGGTCCTAACTGCATACAAATATCGTCAAACTTTCCTTGATTTCGGATCATGTCTATCCTGCGATATATATACATCCGACTTCTTCCCCAAATTTTTGCCAATGTGCTTATTGGCACATATTTAGGTTTCATAGTGTCCATAGTTATCCCCTTATTGTTAATATGTTATGTTCTATCAAATGTGTTTTATGATGAATTGGCTCTACTTTGATTGCCATATATCCACCATCATTATGTAAGTATCGTTTGTAATATATTGGTTGTTGTTTAATCTTTTTCTTTCGACCCATTTTCATTTGATATCCTCCTTTAACATTCTTTTCACGTTTGTTTCATTTTTATTAATAAGTTATTGTTATAATTCAAGCAGTGAGCGAATAATGAGCTATGCTGAACTACTTGGTAATAAGTAAAAGCTTGGGGCTCCCATGTACTTGAACTGTCCAAAGGTACAAATCTTATTCAACATGTTCTTAATAACTTAAAAACAAAGGATGTTTATATATGGAATTTTTTACAATATTTATTTCATTAGCAGCTTTATTGATTTCTTTATTGTCATACTTACGGGAGCGACGATTAATAACTGTTGATTTTTCTCCTAACTGTTTTGCATTAGACGTTGAGAAAAACATAATCGTTGCTGATAATATTTTTAAAGATATACCTCATCAATATGCAATCTTTACGACTGCGATTATCGTAAACGCAAGCGTTATCAATAGCTCCTATTTTGACTTACGAGCTTATAATCCTAAAACAAATGAAAATCATTTTATCTGCACTCTAACCAGTCTTCCATCACTAAAAAACAATCCAAGATTATTAATTAGTCCATTTGGTCCAAGCGCCTTAGAAAACTTTGTAATTGATTTACCTAACGCACGCTATGGATCAATGTCTTCTGGAGCTTGTTTAGAGTTACCCATATTAGTTATTCTTAATAAAAATATTTCTATTGAAGAAGGTATTACTATTGAATTTAAAGTTCCACAATATGCATGGCTTCCATGGCAACGGTCGCCAAAGTCAACATCTAATAGAAAAAAATTTAAATACTATAAGGTCCATTACGACCTAACTGATTTTCACAAAACTTTAAGTAACCAAACTACTACCGACAATACAAGAGAAAATGCAGAAACTACTACAGAGATTAATGGTAAATAATCCCAAAAATCAAAACCTATTATGTTATCTTTTACTAATTCATTCTGCAAGACTAATCGTTCGTAATCTTCTTTCGTACAAACTCTTCCAATTTCCCTATTTGTATAGCTTGTTTTTTTCATAAACATTTTTCTAGTCACCATCCTTTATTACATTCGAGAATTTAAAACTATTTCTAATGAACTATTACTAGAAGCGACAATGCTAGAATCACATTTAAAATTGCCAGGATTAGCTTTAACATTCCAAATGGTTCGTTCCGCTCATGCCAGAAGTAACAAGTAGCAATTGCGCTCCCATTCATCCATATTTGAAGTAATATGTCTTTCATTTCATAGTTCCTTTCTTAATTAACTACTTAGAGTGTTCTGCTTTCTGTTGATCACTCTCTTTAATTTTTATTGCCTCCTTTTGTTGTCGCATATTATGCGACTACATCGGTAAAAAAAATATTATTAATATCATCGTATGTTAGAGATAATGCCTTAGCGATTTTTTCAACATCTTTTACTGTAAAATTCTCCCCGGATTTATTAAGCTTTCTATAAACTGTTGATCTATCAATACTAAGGATGTTAGCCAACTGAATAATAGAAATATCTTTTTCCACCATTTTTGCTTTTAGTTTTCTGATATTTACCATTTTCATTCTCCTTTCTCTTGTTTGTCGCTTATGTGCGACTTTCTTTATCTAGATATTACCCCATTATAAATTGCATGTCAACAACATTTTTCGCATTTTATGCGATTTTATAGTTTATTTAAAAATATTTGTTGCATTTTTGCGAATTGTATTGTATTATGTAACCAAAGAGAAAGTGAGGTTATCCCATGAGAATTGGAGAACGTATTAAACAACGCAGGTTAGAGCTAGGATATACTGCAGATACACTAGCTAAAATGTTAAATAAAAATAGAGCCACTATATATAGATATGAAAATGGTGACATTGAAAATATGCCAATTGATGTACTTGAGCCTTTAGCAAAAGCATTAAACACTACACCAGCATATTTAATGGGCTGGTCTTCTGAGCAATCTACTAAAAAGAACCCAAATGCTCAAACTTCAACAAATATGCCTGTAAATAATAGTAAGGATGAGCGTGATATTCAAAAAAGATTGCAGTCTATCCTTGATGACCTAGATAGTAGTGCTGCTCTTTCTTTCTATAATGGCGACCAAGAAATGGATGAAGATACTAAAAATTTATTGCGCATTTCCTTAGAAAATTCCATTCGTCTTGCTAAAGAAAGAGCTAAACAAAAATTTACCCCAAACAAATATAAAAATAAGTAGGAGTTCTTGTTGTGGATATAAAAGGGATTGTTAAAAGATTAAAGAAAAACCACAATACCTGTGACCCTTTTAGAATTTGTGAGGATCTTGATATTGTGGTTCGCTATGAAGAATTAGGGGAAATCCTAGGATTCTATGATGTCCATTTTCGCATGAAGTCAATCCATCTAAATGCTTCTATGCCAGATGACATGCTTCCTTTTGTCTGTGCCCACGAATTAGGCCATTCAATACTACATCCTAATGTTAATACCCCTTTTCTGCGAAAACATACATTGTTTTCTATTGATAGAATCGAAAGGCAAGCTAATACTTTTGCTGTAGAACTATTACTACCAGATGACCTCTTAGATGAGTGTTCTGATATTAACTTTGCTACATTAGCTAAAAGTAATGGCATTCCTGACGGTTTAGAAGTATTAAAAAAGGCCGCCACTTATTATGGCGACCTATAACTTACGGGAAAAGCAATTAAATTAGCCATTATCTTATATCAATTAATGCGCATCAATAATTAATAATCTGAATAATGTCGCATGCCCTAATTTAGTTGCTTGACATCTTTATTTTATAATATTTTTCATATTATATTCAAGGAGATTTTTATGAAACTTACAAAATTTAGAGTTATAAATTTTAGATCCATCGAAGATAGTACTTGGATTGATTGTAACAATATAACTAATATTATTGGTGTTAATGAAGCAGGTAAATCTAATGCTTTGTTAGCACTTTGGAAACTTCATCCTGCTCGTGATGGTAAAATCAATTTATTAGAAGATTTACCTAGAAATAAATATGCTTCCCTTAAAGATTCATGTGATGACCTAAAATTCATTGAAGCTCATTTTGAATTAGATGAAGAACTATGTAACAAGTTCAGCAAGCTCTCCAATCATTCTCCTGAAGAATTTTCTTCTGTTTATATTGCTCGTAAATATAATGGTAACTATATTTATCAATTTAAGAATGAAAAAGAAGCTCCTACCCTTTCATCTCAAGAAGTTAATGCTCCTATTAAAGCATTTCTCAATAAAGTTCCTAATGATTTTGAACTTGAATGTATTCCTGAAATACAAGATATTTTAGAGCAATTAACCCAACTAATAAAAGATGAAGAATTTCTTTCCTATTCTCACATGCCAGACTTAATTCAATCAATTAATGACCTGTCTCAATATAAAAGTGTTTTAACCGATTCAAAGCTATGTGCCCCATTTGCCGAATTACTAACCAGTCTTAATTACACTTATGAACAGTTAAATATCCCACCAATTTCTGAAACTGATATACCCAATTTAATCATTAAGGAACTTCCTACATTTGTATATTATTCCAACTATGGAAATTTAGATTCTGAAATTTATTTACCAAATGTTATATCTGATTTAAAAAGAACTGATATTTCTGGCATTGCTGCCACTAAAGCTAGAACACTGAAAATATTATTCGACTTCATTAAACTAAGCCCTCAAGAAATATTAGACTTAGGATATGATTCTAATACTTTGCAAGATCAGCAACAAATTTCAGAATTTGCTAAGAAAAAAGAAGAACGTCAAATTTTACTTAGCTCTGCATCTTCTGACTTAACAAAAAAATTCAAAAACTGGTGGAAGCAAGGTAATTATAAGTTTGATTTAAAAGCAGATGGCAACTTCTTTAAAATTTGGGTCTCTGATTCCCTACGTGAAGAGCAAATTTCCTTAGAACATAGAAGTACTGGATTGCAATGGTTCTTGAGTTTCTATTTAACATTTTTAGTAGAAACACGTGATTCACTAAAGGGTTCTATACTTCTCCTTGATGAGGCAGGTTTATCTTTACATCCATTAGCACAAAAAGACCTAATCGCATTTTTTAAAAATTTATCAAAAGAAAATCAAATTATACATACCACTCACTCGCCATTTTTAGTTGATACTGAAAATATTGATAATGTTAAATTAGCTTATGTAGATTCCAATGGATATACTGTTTTATCTAATAATTTAAGAGCAAATTCTGACCCTAAAATAAAAACATCTATTTATGCAGTACATGCAGCTTTAGGCTTAAACGTATCCGATGTTTTATTGCATGGATGCCAACCAGTTATAGTAGAAGGCCCTAGTGACCAATATTATCTATACGCTATAAAAAACTTCTTAATTGCCAATTCAAAAATTCATCCTAAAAAAGAACTGGTCTTTATGCCTGCTGGTGGTGTAAAGGGTGTCTCTTCTCTTGCTAGTATTATTTCAACAAACGGTGAGCTACCATATGTTGTACTTGATTCTGATAAGAGTGGAAATGATTTCAAAAGCAAACTTATAAATGGCCTATATAAAGATGAATCTAGTAAGGTTATTTCTTTATCAGATATAACTAATTCAGAAAACTCTGAAATTGAAGACATTATCCCATTTAATTGCCTTAGTAAGGCCGTTGATAAATTATTTAATACTATAGATGATTTTGATTTTGAAGATTCCATCTATAATATAAACGCCCCATTAATAAATCAAATAGAATCAACAGCAAAGGACAATCATATACTTCTCTCTCCTGGATATAAAGTTGAGTTAGCTAAAGCAGCTAAAGATAAAATTCTAAAACTTGAAAAAGACCATAAGTATATATCTATATGGACTGACCTATTTAAAAAAATAATCAAATAAATTAAAATCCCCCACCCTGCGCCAACAGGATGAGGGAACAATCAATGACAGGACCTAGGGCCCCGCATCAATCTCTCAAATTGATTATATCACGCCCTAGGTGTATTTCCCATACCCAAGGAGCGTGATTTTTTATGTGGTGTGAAACTGTAACTACCAAAGCTGGTGTTACTAAATATAAATTTCAAGAACGTTATATAGATCCGTATAGCGGTAAAACAAAAAAAATATCTGTTACCTTAAATAGTAACAGTAGGCAAGCATACAAAATTGCACAAGCTGAATTGCAAAATAAAATTGACTTGGCCACTAATACAGATATTGCTAAAGATATGACATTAAATGATGTAATATCTGAGTATTTAGAGTCAAAACGTGCATTTAGAAAATCATCTACACAATATAGCATGGATAATTTACATAAACAAGTTATTAAATGGTTCCCTGTTGATATATTATTATCTAAGCTATCTCCTTATATTATCCAAAGTACATTCGATAAGTTCGCATGCCAGTATTCTTACAATTATACTAAGCTTGCTCTTAGCCTTATTAGACAATCATTAAAATATGCACGGCGTATGGAGTATATCCGTGATATTTCCTTTTTAGATAATATTGAACTTCAAAAGCCTATAGCAGATGTTGACCGTATCAAAAAACAACGTTCCAAATTTTTAACTAAAGATGAATTAAAAGATTTGCTCTTACAATTAGATTCTATCAATCACCATGTATCCCTATTATGTGAGTTTCAAGCATTAACTGGTCTAAGATTTGGCGAAATGGTAGCGTTACGCACTCAGGACTATGATATAGAAAATGCTGAAATAGATGTAAACGCTACTTTATCTAGTCGTGGTAGCTTTTCTGACCCTGCCATGCGATTGCCACCAAAGAATGTGCATTCTATCCGTAAAGTAAAATTAGATGCTAGAGCTGTACAAATTATTAATCACTTTATAACCGCTAATCAAGCAAGGCGATTATGGAAATCTAAATTTGCTGACTTAGGATATATCTTTGTTACTGACGGTGGTTTACCATATGATCTTCATTATGTAAATCGTACTATTAAAAAGCTTGGTTTTCATAAACCAGTAAGCACGCATACATTTAGACACACACACATAAGTATATTGGCAGAATCTAATGTACCTTTAAAAGCAATTATGGAAAGGGTAGGACATCATGAACCACGTACTACACTTGCTATTTACACCCATGTAACTGATGAAATGCAGCAAGAAGTTAATGCTGCAATTACCAATATGGGAAAAATACTTTCAGCCAAATAAAAAATAAACCGCCTAGGCTTATTAGCTTTGGCGGTTTATTTTTACAACACACTTTATTCTTAATTTGATTATAACATAGTGACTTGGAAATGCAATATAAATTAATTCTATAGTTAAATAAATAATATGCCACCGCATCATATACAGTGGCATTTATAATCCTCATATAAAAGGGGCAAATATTTCTAATTTAGAGGGGCAAAAAAGGGGCAAATTGTCGTTACAATGCGTTACAATTTGTTATTGTTCACTTTCTAAATTATTAGATAATTACTGCTTGTGTTACAGTTTGTTATAATGCGTTACAATCTGTTAAACGGTAAATAGAAATGGTGCGGTTGGCGGGACTTG